CCATAGAGAACTCGGAGAAAATAAATGGCAGATATAGACAAAGCCCTACCAAACGTAGAGACTGAAATTAAAGTACCTGGCGAAGAAGAAATCGCAGTTGCTGAACAACAAACTGTTGAAGAGCAAGTTGGTCCTGAAGACGTACAAATAACTCAAGAAGAAGATGGCGGAGCCACAATTAATTTTGATCCAGAAGCAGTTAACCAACCTGGAACTAATTCACATTTTGATAATTTAGCAGAACTTTTACCTGAAGATGTTTTAGGTAAATTAGGTTCTGATCTTGCAGCAAATTATGATCAGTATAAATCTTCTAGAAAAGATTGGGAAGATACATACACAAAAGGTTTAGATCTTTTAGGATTTAAATATGAAAATCCAACACAACCATTTCAAGGTGCAAGTGGTGCAACACACCCAGTATTAGCAGAAGCTGTTACACAGTTTCAAGCACAAGCTTACAAAGAATTATTACCTGCATCAGGTCCTGTGCATACAAGAATAGTAGGACTTGCTGACAGAGCAAGAGAAGAGCAATCTCAACGTGTTAAAGAATTCATGAACTATCAGCTCATGGACGTGATGAAGGAGTATGAACCCGAGTTCGATCAAATGCTTTTTTATCTCCCTCTTAGTGGCTCTGCTTTTAAGAAAGTTTATTACGATGAACTTCTTGGCAGAGCCGTTTCAAAGTTTGTTCCAGCTGACGACTTGGTAGTTCCATACACTGCAACTTCTTTAGAAGATGCAGAGTCTGTTATTCATGTCATTAAAATGTCAGAGAATGAATTAAGAAAAAAACAAGTATCAGGTTTCTATAAAGATATAGAATTAACCCCTGGTTATAATCAAGAAACAGAAGTAGAGAAAAAAGAAAGAGAGTTAGAAGGTGTAAGAAAAACTAGAGATGAAGATATCTTTACAATATTAGAAATTCATCAAGATTTAGATATAGATGGATTTGAAGATAAAGACTCAGATGGAGAGCCAACAGGAATTAAACTTCCGTACATTGTAACTCTTGAAATGGGTAGCAGAGAAATATTATCAATTAGAAGAAACTATCAACCCGATGATCCACAAAAACTTAAAATAGATTATTTTGTACATTTTAAATTTTTACCTGGAATGGGTTTTTATGGTTTCGGACTAATTCATATGATCGGTGGTTTATCTAGAACTGCAACCACTGCCTTACGTCAACTATTAGACGCAGGAACTTTAAGTAACTTACCGGCAGGATTCAAACAAAGAGGAATCCGTGTCAGAGATGAAGCTCAAGCTATACAGCCTGGCGAATTTAGAGATGTCGATGCACCTGGTGGAAGTATCAGAGATGCATTTATGCCTTTACCATTTAAAGAACCATCAACAACTTTACTACAATTGATGGGGATAGTGGTTCAAGCAGGACAACGATTTGCCGCCATAGCTGACATGCAGGTTGGTGACGGCAACCAGCAGGCAGCTGTTGGTACAACCATAGCCCTCTTAGAGCGTGGCTCCAGGGTCATGTCAGCCATACATAAAAGATTGTATGTGGCAATGAAAACTGAATTTCAATTATTGGCTGGGGTTTACAAAACTTATCTACCACAAGAATATCCATATGATGTTGTTGGTGGACAAAGAAATATTAAGGTCATGGACTTTGATGACAAGGTAGATATTATACCTGTAGCTGATCCAAATATATTTTCACAATCACAAAGAATTAGTTTAGCACAAACAGAATTACAATTAGCAATGTCAAATCCACAAATGCATAATATGTATGAAGCGTTTCACGCAATGTACACAGCTATTGGTGTAAAAAATATTGACAAAGTTTTACCACCACCTCAACAACCTCAACCATTAGACCCTGCAGCTGAAAATATTCTTGCAATGTCAGGAAAACCTTTTCAAGCTTTTAAGGGACAAGATCATAGAGCACACATTACAACCCATTTAAATTTTATGGCCACTAATATTGCAAGAAATGCACCACCTGTAATGGCTGCATTAGAAAAAAATATTTTTGAACATATATCTTTAATGGCACAAGAGCAGTTAGAAGTAGAATTTAGAGAAGAGATTGCACAATTAATGCAAATGCAACAAATGGTACAACAAAATCCAATGTTACAACAAGACCCACAATACCAACAACAGATTATGAGCATGTCAATGAGTTTAGAATCTAGAAAAGCTAAGTTAATTGCTGAAATGACTGGTGAATTTAAAGAAGAAGAGAATAAAATTATGGGTGCTTTTGGAAATGACCCGGTTGCACAACTAAAATCAAGAGAGTTAGACCTGAGAGCTATGAATGATGCTGCAAAACGTGATCAGGATCAAGAAAAAATTGACTTAGATCGTTCAAAACAACTAATGGGCCAACAACAGTTTGATGAAAAGCTCGAACAAAACGAAGAATTAGCAGAATTAAGAGCAAATACATCATTAACTAAGCAAGCAATGTCTCAATCAGCTAAAATGGAGAACGATTTAATGAAAATGGCTGATGTAGAGATCTTGAAAGGTCCAAAAAGATAATATAAGGAGTAACTATGACAAAAAATAATATAAAAAATCCAAAAATAACTCCAGAGTTAGGTGCGGATAAGGACGGAATGCAAAAAGGTGGCGTAGTCATCCAAGCAACTGATCCTTTTACGTCTCAAACTGTGGAAGTTAAAGGTACTCGAAGAATGAGACCGGATAAGAAGCCTGTAAAAGCAACTTGGTATTAAATCATGTGGTTATCGGCAATTAAATTAGCCGTTTCTGCTGGAAGTAAGATTTATGCTAACAAGCAGAGGGCAAAAGTAGCTATGTCTGATGCTCAGTTGTTACATGCAGAACGACAAGCTCGAGGTGAGGAAGCTTACCAGGGTAAATTGTTAGAAGCACGTCAAAACGATTATAAGGACGAGTTCGTTTTAATAATTTTAAGTGCGCCCATAATTGTGCTCGCGTGGGGGGTCTTCTCAGACGATCCGGTGGCTCTAGATAAGGTAAAAATTTTCTTTGAGCATTTCGCAGCACTGCCGACATGGTTCAGTTCACTCTGGATCCTTGTAGTTGGCTCAATATTTGGTATAAAGGGTACACAAATATTCCGTAATGGAGGAAAAAAATAATGAGTAAAAAATCGAGAAAACGAAACCGAAGATTATTAAAAGCACTTGGTGCCGGTCTTGCAATTGCAGGATTAGGTGGTGCGTTTAGAAAAAATACAAAAGGCTCTACAGATGCAGACACAGTTAAATTAATGACAAGTGATAAAGCTTACAAGTTGCCAAATGTAAAAGAAAATGAATTTAAAGAAGTAATCGTAACAACTCCAAAAACAATTAAAGACTCTCAAGTTTTAGGTAAAATGAGAGGCAGTGGTGATGAAGGTGGATTTACAGGTCAGGAAAAAAGAGCTGCATTCGCTCAAAAACAAGCTGCAATAGCAGCTGATAAAAGAAGAAATGATATGATGAGAGCAATTAGATCTACTCAAGATATATTCACTACACCAGATAGTATGTTAAAAGGTATACCGCTAGAAGATTATCAAATTTCAGCTAAAAAAGGTGGAAGAATAGTTAAAGGTAAAAAAACAGCAGTTAGAACAGGAGCCGCAAAACGTGGTTTCGGAAGAGCATTTAAAGGAGGAAAATAAAATGGCAAATCCAAATTATAATACACAAGTAGCACAACCTAGAAAAAAAATGATGGGTGGTGGTACAGCAAGAAGAGACATGAGATCTGGTTTCTATCCGTCTGACATGGGAATGTCTGGTGGCGCTATGATGAAAAAAGGTGGCCGTGTTAAGAAAAAGAAACAAGGTTACAAAGATAGAAAAGATGAGTCTATTGCTATGAGAATCAAAAAGAAAAGAACTAAGAAGCAATTAAAAGCTTCTAGAGATGAGTCTTATGGTAAGTTCGGATCTAAAGCTAAAAAATCTGGAAAAATTAACAAGTAAAGGATAAAAAATGAAACCAGTACCAAAAGGTAAAAAAGGAAAGGGTTTATCTAAACTTCCTAAAAAAGTTAGAAATAAAATGGGCTTCATGAAAAATGGTGGCCGAGTTAAAAAAGGTAAAAAGTAATGGCTCGTCCAGGACTTTACGCCAACATCCATGCTAAAAGAAAGCGTGGTGGTAAAATGAAAAAGAAGGGAGCAAAGGGTGCTCCCACTGCAGCTAATTTTAGAAGAGCTGCACAGACAGCGAGAAAAAAATAATGACCAAACTTTGTCCTAGAGGAAAATCAGCCGCGAAGCGAAAATTTAAAGTTTACCCTTCAGCATATGCAAACGCGTACGCTTCAAGAATTTGTGCTGGTAAAATTAAAGATCCCTCTGGTGTAAAAAGAAAAGATTTTAAAGGTCCTAAAAAAGCTATGGGCGGTAGAATCATGAAAGCAGGTGGCGGTCTTATGGAGGCTACAGCTAGATTAAAAAGACAAGGTTTAAAAAATGGTGGATTCGTTGCTAGAGGCTGCGGAGCTATCATGTCAAATAAAGCTAAAGTAACTAGAATAGTTTAACATCATGGCTAAGAATGGTCTGGATAAATGGTTTAAGCAAAAATGGGTAGATATTGGTTCCAAGAAAAAGGATGGTTCATTCGCAAAGTGTGGCCGTTCAAAACAAAAATCAGACGCGAAGAGGAAGTATCCAAAATGCGTCCCACTTGCAAAAGCCACACGGATGAGCGACTCGCAAAGGGCGAGTGCTGTCAAACGAAAACGAGCGGTAGCTCAGGGTGTGGGCGGTAAGCCAACCAACGTTGCAACATTTGCAAAAAGAAAGAAAATGGGTTTCGGAGGTAGAGTGTGAGTAGACAACAAGATAACATGCCTGCTAGAAATAAAACAAATTTTAGACCAACAAAATCTGGTGCAGGTATGACAGCTAAAGGTGTAGCTGCGTACAGAAGAAAAAATCCAGGGTCAAAATTAAAAACAGCGGTCACTGGCAAAGTCAAACCAGGATCTAAAGCTGCTAAAAGACGTAAATCATACTGCGCAAG